ATATTAAAGACACTCAATCCCTACAACAAGAAAATAAGAAATAGCTTATAGATGTTCGCGCGATGTATGCAAATCCAAAAAATCCAGAAGAAATGGCTCCTGCGTAAATTATCTTTCTTTAGAGTTTTTCTCTCGCACCCATACACTAGTTGAGATTTCTCAACTAAAATCCTTCGTGACCCTCTCCCATAAATTTTGTCAAAAACGACCGTTTTTTGCCTATTACCGGTAATATAACGCTTTGAGCAGTAAATATACTCGACAGCCTTGCCTATTGACATAAGGAGAATTAGAGAATGTCTAGAAAGTTTGAACAACTATTAGACTATCTTGTAAACGAAGAATCTGACAAAGCCGATGAGCTTTTCCATTCAATCGTCGTAGAGAAGTCACGTGAAATTTATGAAAACCTCATTTCTGAGGAAGAAAAAGAAAAAGAAGACGAAAAAGAAGTCAAAGAAACTAGCGAAGAAGAAGATGAATCTGTAGAAGAAGCATCGGACGATGAAGAAGATGAATCTGTAGAAGAGTCTGCTGAATCTGAAGAAGATGAAACTGTAGAAAGCATGTTTAGCGAAGAAGGTGAAGAAGAACCAGAAAGTGAGTTTCCAGTTCAGGATAAGACCGATGATTTCGAAGACGAAGTAACAGATCATAATGCAACTGATGCTGATGAATTTGGCGGTGACGAGATGGATGCAGGTGATGAAGATCCATCAGCTCCAGCTGATAAGGGTGATATTCAAGAACTAGAAAGTGCATTAGACGAATTGAAAGCTGAATTTGAAGCTTTGATGAAGGGCAAAAAGCACGAAGAAGAAGAAATGCCTGGTGTTCACGGTGAACCGAGTCCACTAGACCAGTTTAACAACAACGATGGCGAAGATGAGGAAGATGAGGAAGATGAAGAAAAGTCACCATTTGAATCTTCAGAAGATGATGAAGAAGAAGGCGTAGCAGAAGGCAAGAAAAATGCCAAAAAGCCACTCGATAAGAAAGAGAAGAAGAAAAAGTCTCAGGGCGAAACTATGCGTGAATACATTGAAAAAGTGAAAGCTGACATGGATGGCGGTCTTGTTGGTGCAAGAACAGGTGAAACTGTTTCGGCTCCAAAGGAAGGCAAGAGTCCAATTAGCTCGGGTTCAGGCAAGCCAACTAGCGGTGCAAATGCAAAGAACATTGCACAGGCTGGAAAGGGTGAAGACCAGGACGGAACTAAGCCACAGGGTAAAGTCGGTGGTGTAGTGAAGAAGGGTGGCGATTTGCACAGCGGTGGATTTGAAAACACACAGAGCAAGTCACGTTCAATTCATAATGTTTGGTCAACCGCAAAGAAGGTAGCTAACAAAGAAGGTCAGGGCGTAGGAGCTCAGACTGGAAATGATAAGGCTGGCCAGACCGGCGGTAACACAAATACCCGAAGCATTGAGTCAGGAAAGTAATTAGAGATTTAGATGAAATACTTACGTGAACATTTAAGTTTTGATCAAGCTCGCGTTGTTGTCGAAAAAGACGAACACGATACAAAGAACCTTTGGTTAAAGGGAATTTGTATTCAAGGTGGTATACGAAATGCTAATGAGCGTGTATACCCAGTGTCGGAAATCAGCAACGCAATTAAAACTCTAAGTGACCAAATTGAAAATGGTTATAGTGTTCTCGGTGAAGTAGATCATCCAGATGATCTAAAGGTAAACTTAGACCGTGTATCGCATATGATTACGAATGTGTGGATGGACGGTCCAAACGGATACGGCAAGATGAAAATTTTGCCAACTCCAATGGGTAATCTTATTAAGACCATGTTTGAAGCAGGAGTCAAACTTGGCGTGAGCTCACGCGGTAGCGGAAACGTTAACGAAGGCACAGGTCAAGTCTCTGATTTTGAAATCATTACGGTAGACATAGTAGCCCAGCCTTCGGCGCCAGGTGCGTATCCTACACCAGTTTATGAGAATCTTATGAACACACGTGGTGGATATAAAACATGGCTCGCAGCGCAAGAAGTACAAGAAGATCCAAAGGCCCAGAAATTTTTGAAAGAATCACTTCTTTCAATCATCAACGGTCTAAAATAAGCCCGAGGAGAAATAGATGTTGGACGCATTTAAACAACTAGTTGAAAGTGGAGTAATGTCAGAACAGGTTCGTTCTGAAGTTGAGTCTGCTTTTACTCAAAAAATACAAGAAAATCGCGACCAAGTCACAGCTGAACTTCGTGAAGAATTTGCTCAGAGATATGAACACGATAAAGGTGTTATGATCGAATCAATCGACAAGATGTTAAGTGAAAGATTGGCCGCAGAAATGGCCGAATTTGTTGAGGACAAGAATGCTTTGGTGGAAGCCCGCGCAAAGTATATTAAGAAAATGTCAAGTGATGTAAAAGTCATGGAAACATTTGTTGCTCGCCAATTAGCCAAAGAACTATTAGAATTCCAGAGCGATCGTAAGAAAGTTTCTGAGAATTTTGAAAAGCTCGAGCAGTTCGTTGTAAACGCACTTGCAAGAGAAATTGCCGAATTTGCCGAAGACAAGCGTGATCTAGCTGAAACGAAAGTTAAGTTAGTCGCAGGAGCTAAGGTTAAGTTCGACGAAGTAAGACAGCGTTTCATTGAACGTTCTGCCAAAAAGGTACAGGAGGCAGTAGAAAAGGGTCTACGTAGCGAAATTAGTCAGCTACGTGAAGATATCGATTCTGCGAGAACCAACAGTTTTGGACGTCGTATTTTTGAAGCGTTTGCTCAGGAATATCAATATTCACATCTTAACGAAAAATCTGCAACAGCACGTTTGTTGAAGATTGTAGATAAGAAAGAACGAGAGATTACCGAAGCGAAAGTTGCCCTAGCAGAATCAAAGAAGGTAGTTGAGAATACTGCACGTAGTTTACGTGTTCAGAAGGATCTACTAGAAAGAAATTCTACGATGGCAGAACTATTAGCACCTTTAAGTGCTGATAAGAAAGGCATTATGCGTGAACTATTGGAATCAGTTAAGACCGATCGTTTAGCTAGTGCGTTCGACAAATACCTACCCACAGTAATGGAAGGCGAAACAAGAAAACTTAAATCTGCAAAGGTGATTACTGAAGCAGCCGAAGTTACTGGCGATCGCACAGAACGAAAGTCTGAGGTAGGCTTAGACAATATAATAGAAATCCGCAAATTAGCGGGTCTAAAATAATTCAAGGAGAAGAGTAAATGTCAAAGATTCTGAACGAAAGATGGTCAGAAACCAAAGAAGCTCTGCTTGAAGGCCTAAGCGGAAACCGCAAGTCTGCAATGAGCGTATGTCTTGAAAACACACGCAAGTATTTGGCAGAAAGTGCGTCCGCAGGTGCAACTTCAGCAGGTAATATCGCTACACTAAACCGCGTCATCCTACCAGTGATTAGACGTGTAATGCCAACAGTTATCGCAAACGAAATTGTCGGCGTTCAACCTATGACTGGTCCAGTAGCACAGATCCATACTCTACGTGTTCGTTATGCAGATAACGGTAACAACGTAGTTGCTGGTGAAGAAGCACTAAGCCCATTTGCAATCGCGGCTGCATATTCTGGTAACGACAATGACAGCTATCCAAAAGCTAACAGCACCGCTGCGCTTGAAGGTACTCCAGGTCGCAGAATGTCCATTCAGATCTTGAAGGCTCCAGTAGAAGCAAAGTCACGCAAGCTATCGGCTCGTTGGACTTTTGAAGCTGCTCAGGACGCACAGGCTCAGCAGGGAATTGATATCGAAGCAGAAATTATGGCTGCATTAGCACAGGAAATTACCACAGAAATCGATCAAGAAATCTTGGCAAGCCTACGTGCATTGGCATCCGTAGAAGAAACATACGACCAGTCGCTAGTATCAGGTACTGCAACTTTCGTTGGTGATGAACACGCCGCATTGGCAATTCAAATCAACCGCGTTGCAAACAAGATTGCACAGCGTACACGTCGTGGCGCAGGTAACTGGGCAGTTGTTTCTAATCAGGCTCTAACATTGTTACAGTCTGCTACAACTTCTGCATTTGCACGTACCACAGAAGGCACATTCGAAGCACCAACAAATACAAAGTTTGTAGGTACATTGAACGGTGCAATGCGCGTATATGTAGACGCATATCGTCCAGACAATGACGACAACAATCAGGTCCTTATTGGATATAAGGGTTCGAGCGAGGCAGATGCTGCTGCGTTCTATTGCCCATATATTCCTTTGATGTCATCTGGTGTCGTTCTTGATCCGACCACGTTCGAACCAGTCGTTGGTTTCTTAACGAGATATGGTTATGTGGAATTGACCAACACCGCATCGAGCCTAGGTAACGCTGCGGATTACTTGAGCAAGGTTGCAGTCGTTTCTGCAAACGTATCGTTTAAGTAAGATAAATTTAGATCATAGATCTAATAATGCATTTAAGCACACCTCGAAAGGGGTGTGCTTTTTTGTTGACCAAAATATAAATACCGTATATAATGTATTGGTAAGGTCACAATGAAACAACATATCAACGATATTATTTCTAAATACAATTCGAAATCATTTCACCGAATTATAAATGGTGATGTTAAATTGAAATCATATATTCAAGATTATATCAAATTACATCAGCTTGAAAATATATCAGAAGCTATCTATTGTATTCATCATAACATTTTACCACCTAAATGTGGATGTGGTAAAAAAGCATTATTCAATACCTTTAATAAAGGTTATAGAAAATTCTGTGATTCAACTTGTCCTGAAAAAGGTAAATCGCATTCAAAAAAACTTGAAACATTTTGGATTGAGAATCCAAATATAAAGAAAACAATGTTGGAAAATAAAAAGAAAACCAATCTAAAAAAGTATGGATTTGAAAATGCTATTAAAAATACTGATGTAAGAAATAAGATGATTTCTACGAATCTAGAGAAATATGGCGTAGAATATGCACTACAGAGTAAAGAGATAAAAGATAAAATCAAAGCAACCATTCAAGCCAATTATGGTGTTGAATTTCCATTTCAAAGTAAACAAATACAAGAAAAAAGTGCAAAGACCTTTGAAAAGACCAAAAATACCATAAAAGAAAAATATAATAGAAATAATATAGCGCAACTTCATTTTTCAGATGAGACATATAATTTTCTTCAGAATAGAGAAGAATTTGAAAAATCTTTGAAAGAATCCTCAATCCCTGAATTAGAAGAAAAATATAATATTTCTAGAGAATTAATATTAAGTTATCATGATCGTTATGGTTTAGATATCATCTCAACAAGAGCAAGATCTTCTTATGAAGAAGAAATCGCTCAATTTTTAATCGAGAATAACATTTCTTTTGTTAGAAATTATAACAAATTATGTTCACCATTGCAGATAGATTTTTATATAGAGGAACATAAATTAGCTATAGAATTTAATGGCCTTTATTGGCATTCTGAATTTTCAGGAAAGAAATCTCGCCAATATCATAGATCTAAATACAAAAAATGTAGAGATCAAAATATTCAGTTATTAACAATTTTTGAAGATGAATGGAATGAACATTCAACTATTATAAAAAGTAAAATATTACATCTTTGCAGGAAAACAAAAAATATAATAGGTGCTAGAAAAATTAAGATTGAATATTGTGATGATCCTGACATTATTAATAATTTCCTTGATAATCATCATATTCAAGGAAAACCAGGACATTATTCATTTGCGCTAATTGGAAAATATAAAAATGAAATAATTTCCGCTGTAACTTTAAAGAAGATTAAAGATGAAGAATATGATATGACTCGTTATTGTATAAATCAACATTCGTCAT